AGAACGGTAAAATATAATGGAATGTTAAATATTCCATTATCTACATACACAACCACACTTAATTTTATATCGGGATGGCAATTCGCAAATGCTTATTCCAATCAGGTTGACGATCCTGTCGCACACGTAAATACCGGTTCGTGGGATACAACAAATAGTATCTGGACCGGATGTAAAGGAATGGTCCTGGATTTTTACAAGGGCACCACTTTTTATACGCTGGGTACATTTACCACTTCCAATGGAAATTTCTTCAGCGGTGTATGGCAAAATGGTTTCGTTTCAGGCCGTGTCATGAAAGGAATACAGGGGCAAATTCAGGTAGGGGTTGTTCAAGGATATTTGCAAGGTGGGATTGAAACAGGAGGTGGTCCTTATGTATTTCCGTTTAATCCATTTGACGTTTTGACAGTTCCAGCCGGAACGAATAACGATAACGCAACTGCATATGCACCGCCTTTTATAAAGAGTGACAATTACAACATTATAAATTGGGTGCAAGCAGCGAACACTATCAAACCGACACAATGTTTTTTTCCCGGTGGTCCTTTCAACCCCTATACATCACCACCTTTCAGTTACGCATTCGGTAATTTTATTTACAGCGGTTTGTTTGACGGTTCATTTTTCTGGCACGATGTATCACCTTTGGCAGGATCGCCACGGGCATATAGGACAACGTGGAACGATAACGATGGCGACACCATCCTTTTTACATTGGATTTTCAATCGCCGGATGGCGTATTCGACATGAACGCACTGTACACCGCTGGCACTTCCATTAATCACACATCCAATCTCGGAATGATTGGTGGTAATATACAACCGCAAACGATAAATGGGACCATATACAACGGCATTGGTTATCTTGTTTCACCGGATAAATCGTCTTACATATTGTTGAATATAATTCCTCAAGATAGTACAGCGAATTTATGGCGTACACAGGGCGGGGCACATTTCAAATTGGATAAAAACAATGTACTGTTTATAAAATCTAATAATAATTCTACGAACCTGTACGCGGCCATACTTCAACCCCAAATCACCCGATATTTTGACAATCGTATTCCGACAATATCGGTTCCACATCATCCAGCCTTAATCAAATAGGAGAAAATCATGACCACAATCGGAACGCTTGGTATTCAGAATGTATTGACTGGTGGAATGCCGTGCGAAGGGGCAAAAGTGCTCCCTTACGTCATGGATTTTTCGGCGGCTTCGCAATACGATTTCGATCTGACCGGACAATATCAGGGTAATCAGTTCACAACCCTGCAATGCGCGTATATCGACAATAGCGCAAATGGGTCTTCCCTCACAATTTCAATGAACGTGACAAATCAAACGATTGTCGTACCGAAAAATTCCTGCGGATATTTTACGCTTTTAATGCCCGCACCGCCCAAATTGTCTGTGACAACGGCAGGACTGGTGAAAGTCTACATGGCATTGATGAATTTCTACATTCCTCCCACGGTCTGGTCAGTCTGAAAATGAAGTGCCCCGATGCTGGGTGAGCCATCGGGGCACTATTCCGTTCTCAGATACGCGGGAAACGCCTAGAACGGAATTTCGTCGTCAAATTCCTGCGGGCGCGGCTTGAATGTGTAGAGCGCGACCGGTTTCTGAGATTTTTCATCCGTACCTGTCCATAGGAGTTCTTCCAGAAGCTCCATGGTTTCCTTTCCGGCCATGGTAACGACCGGCACTTCGCGCCCGGCAAAGCGGTTGGCGTGCGGTCCTTCCACACGAATGATATAGCCGCCCTTGCGCCTGTCGCGCGCGTAAGAGGCTTTGTGCTGTCTTTCTGCCATTGCGGTTTCTCCAATAATGATCCGGGCTATATTTTAATTCCGGCCCGGAAACGGAACTAATCCTCCCGTGGAGGGGCATATGGGGCGGGAGGATTATTCAAAGGAAAAGGTCGCGCTGTCCTTTTTCGTGTTGCCTTTTTTCGCGGCTTCCAGCGCGGAAATCGCGCTCGTGAGACTGTTAGACAGGGCTTCCCGAATTTTCGTCACATCATTTTCCGAAAATTCGTAGGAATTGGGCTGATTGAGCTTGCCAACCTGTTCGATAGCGGTAATGGCCTTGGTGACGCGACCGCCGCCGACACGGAGAAAGCGTTCACGATTTTCGGCTACAACGGCCTTGTCGCGCTCGATTTTCGCATGTTCGAGGGCTTTGCGGGTAACATCGTTATCCGTTTTTTCTGCGGCGTCCTTGGCCTTGCGATAGGCTTCGCGCGCCTTTTCGGCGGCTTTCTGGATCGGTGTTTTTTCAGCGGCTTTCTTTGCCATTTTTCAAGCTCCAAAGGTTAATTAATCAATCTAGGATTACGAATTTAAGGTACAAGAATATTCTTGTCAAGCGATTTTGCGGTGGATTTTATTTCGCGAATTGGAAAATGAATGCCGCGCGCAATGGAAAAGGTCGGCGCTTCTTGCCGGTAGGTTATTTTCTCCCCACGCATGAGTTTCTCAAAATCCCGGAAAACGAGTTTCGCACCTTTCGATACTACCTTATGTTTTTTGCACTTGTTATCCGCACAATTACAGGGTTTAGAAGGATCGATTTCGATGGCATATTGTTTTTTGCCTGTGAAATATCCCAATGGTGCATTCTCTATTTCCAACCCCCAATCACCCAGATTGTTTGTGCGCGAAAGACCGGAAATGTCGGCACGTTCGGTTAAATAAATACTATCAGTATCGCAATAGATCACTTCTTTTGCGCCTACGGAATGTATGGCACGTAGCAAATGCGCGCGCGTGAAACCGGTAATCGAGGCACCCGTAGCGACATTTTTATAAAGCGGCTTGCTCTCCAATTCGTCACCATACATCATTCTATATTTCCACATTGTTTCGCGACGAATGAACCGCTTGCCTTCAAACCTGGTGAAAGATGTCCAGCCATGATCGATGGTCGCATATCCACAGATTTTGCAATAGCCTTCATCGTCTTCAATTGCTTCACTACAGGGCAAAACGTAATCGTCTTCCACAATTTTGTAGTCGAAATATCGTTCGGGATTTTGTGCCAGTTTTCCGTACAGACTATTCATCATGAATTTTCCAATTGTGTATTCAATGGGAAATTCTGATTTATCGTGTTTCGATTTATAATCGTACCAATGTGTCACGTAAGGCGTAAAATTTATTGTTTCGTCGCAATATTTCACTTCGATAATTGAAACATCTTTTATCAAATTCAGTTCTTTTGCCGCCAGATATTCCCAACCCGTAACACGAAAGATGTTTTTCTCAACCGGGAAATCCAGCCCGGCGGCGGTTTTTGTTCGTAAAGGGAAAGCACCGTTTGAAAAACATTCTAGCCGAATAAACGAGCGTTGAATTTGTTCGTGAGATAAACCTTTCAAGGACGATGCGGTATTTCTTGCGGCGCCTGATGGGTGATCGTGTGTCATCGCAAAGGGATAAGCCGAATGAATATCGTAACACCGGATATTTTTATGTTCACCGGGCAGAAAACATTGCGTGCGGCCGCCATAATAAAATTCACGAAAATTGCTATCGAAGGCGTAATTTGTTTTTCCCGGTTTCAGTCCCAATTTTTGCGCAAAATCCAGCGCGTTTGATGCGATGGTTTTCTTTTTACCGGCTTCGCGGCGATAGGCTTCCATCAATTCATAAAGGTATACGCAATCGCCTTCCAGATAATGAATAATCTCTGCCATGTATTTTTGGCGTTGTGTTTTCTCCATTTTCCACATTTCAATTTCGCGTTTTTTAATTTTCGCAAGGCTTTCCGGCACAGCGGCAAAACTATCAATCAGCGTCGTTTCGCCCAATTTCATTGATACAATCCGACCATTGATGATTTGCGCTCGCGTGGAACCGACAAACGGAAGCAAATACATAAAATCGAATTTGCCGCCGTTGTGGGCGTACAATGTGTAATTTTTATCTTTTATGCGATTAACAAAAGACTGTGTATCGTGAAAAACCTCATAGGATTTTCCATCGTAAAACCCCCAAATGAACGGGCGAGGAACGCGTCCATGCAAAAAAGGGTCAGTCTCACAATCGCACGCGGCCAATGGGCCGGAACGCGCCATTTATTTTTTCCGTTTTGCTTGTCGCTTTTTGGTTTTTTTCTGTAACGCTCTACGGCGTTTTACAAATTCCGCATTTTCAAGAAGAATTGCAATTCCTTGCACCCATACACCGGGGTCAGACGATGTAATTTCACCAGTGTATTGCGAAACACGTACATAACGCCCGGCCTGCCATTTTTCTGTAACCCATAGAAGAAATGCTTTCAAATCGCGAAAGGTTTCGTCTGACCGGCCCGCATTCGTCCACAACGAAACGCCTTGTACTTCCAATTTATCGAATGCTTTTTTCGCAAGATCGGCAGCAATTTCAATTGGGAATTTCTTTTCAAATGCAAGTGTGCCCGCCTCTTTCATACCTTTCCGCGAACGAACGGTTTCACGATCCAGCGGCCAATATAACCAGATATTCTTGCCTTCTTTGATTGTTATGTCACCATTGTTATGGATGATTACTTTGTCTTCCGGTTCCACATTTCGCAATCGAATAGCACGAATACCGGGTGCAAAGGTTTTTCCTTTGAATTTCCGCGATTGTTTTTTGGTCAATGGAAAAAGATTTGTAACACCTTTCAGGAGTTTTTCTTTGCGTGTAATTGCTGATTTTTCGGATGGTTTTAGTGTTTTACGGTTGCGATATTTGCGCAACGACGGCACGAATTGTGCCAATTCACGCGCGCTATCTACGTAGGATTTAACGGGACGTTGAGATTTTTTGCTTGTGCGCTTTTTCGGCATTGCTATAATAGCCGGGCTTGTGACGCCCCGCGATTTCCCTGATCGTGGCCTAGACCGGAAAGGTTCGCGCCTTTCCGGTCTTTTTTTCGTCCGGCGTCAATGCTACGCTGCTCGCTCTCTTTTGGGAAGGCAAAATATGTCCGGCATCGAAATGATGGCTGCATCCATGCTCAAGGCGTTCGGGGTTGACCCCGATGCGATCCGGCAGGAGGTAGAATACCGCATAGCAATGTTCGAAAAAAACATTGAAGTGCTGAATGCAAATTTGGCGCAAATAAATTCGCGGCTGGAAAATATCGAAACGAAAATGGGAATTGAACATGACGAAGATAAGCACGCAAGCGGAATTGCAGATAAACAGGCAAGCGGAATTGCAAATGGCACAATTGGCGCAAATGGGGCGATTTCAAAACCTGTCAAATCAGCAAACGACACAACTGAACCAGCAAGTCCACAATCTGCAATTGGAACTGCACCGCTTGCAGACGCGCGTGACCATGCTGGAAAATCAGTTGCAGCCGATACAGCAAATATTCCATGAAGCATTTTCGCATGTGGTTGCGGGCGATAACGAAACACCAGTTGACCCAACATTGAATACGCAAGTCATCGATCCGCACGCAGACGAAATACTGGAACTGACCGCAAAGGAAATCGTCCATGAGTGAAAAAGGAAAAGTGCCGGAAAGCGAAAAACCGGAAACCGCAAAAGAAAAAACGACACAGCAGAAACTCGATGAATTTGAAGCACGCCTTGCCGCATTGAAACAGGAGAGTGAAGAATGGACGAAAACACAATTGGAGGAAATGGTAGCGGAATTGCAGGCGGAACTGCAAAATCTGAAGGCGAACGCGACGGTAAATCTGGAAAATCTGGCCGAACAGATTTCAAATCTGAAATCGGAAATAAAGGATTTGTCGAACCGGCCCTCGCCCGAACCACCGCCGGAAACGCAAACATCGCCGCAGACACCGCCGCAGACACCGGAAGCACCGGAGACACCCCCGGTTACGTCCCTCCCGAACAACCCACCGTCAAACGCGGAAGGGGGCGCCCCCGCAAGGACGGAAGCACCGCAGCACCAAAAGAAGCGCGTAATCTGAATGTTAATGGGATCGAGAAAATTCTTTTTTCCATCCATCTGATTGCTGCAAAAGGACTGGATGTACCGGAATTATTGCTTGACGATAAAGAAGCGAAGGAACTGGCGGAAGCCATTCGCAAAGTTAATCAGCATTACGCGGTCATGCTGACACCCAAACAGGAGGCCATGCTAGAACTGATTTCGGTCGCCGGATCGATTTACATGCCGCGCGGTATCGCATTCTATTTGCGCAAATCCGCCGAAGCAAAACCGGTTCACAACATCAAACCGATTGACGATACCGAACCGCATATCGATCCGAAAACCTTTGATCCTACGAACATTAAGATTATCAATTAGGAGGGACATATGTTCACGAAACCGTCGCCGCTCGCATTGGCAATGTCGATTTCCATAGCAATCTGGTTATTGATCGGACTGCTTTTTGTGCATTGAGATAAACAATGGTTTTGCGTTTTCCGGGTTCTTCGGATCGTGTTGCAGTATTGGGCCGTAGCGGCAGCGGTAAGACAACCGCCGCCGTCTGGCACCTATCTGGAAAGGATTTTGTACAACAACCATGGGTAATCGCGAATACAAAATCCGATCCTCTAATCAACAAAATCGCAAAAATTCCCGGTGTTAAAACGATTGGAATTGATGATACGCCGGGAAATTCTGGCTTGTATATTGTCAATCCGAAACCGAATGAAGGCGTAAAACTGGATCAGTTTTTCGGGAGAATTTGGGAAAAACAGAATTGCGGCGTCTATATCGACGAAGGGTACATGATCGATGTAACCGACAATTTCAATGCGCTTTTGACCCAAGGCCGTTCGCGCAAAACCCCGATGATTATTCTATCGCAACGCCCGGCGTGGATTTCCAAATTCACATTTTCCGAAGCGAATTTCGTGCAGGTGTTTCATTTGTTGCGAAAAGTGGATCGCAAGAGCGTTGCCGATTTCGTGCCGCTGGACGTTGACGAACGCTTGCCAGCTTATCATTCGTTCTGGTACGATGTGGATCAAGACGAACTAGTCAGGTTTCATCCGGTCCCGCAAGCCGATGTAATCCTGAGCAATTTGGAAAGCCGCCTGTTGCCGCAACAGGCATCCGCCCCGCAAGCGGACGTGCCGGAAAGAGTTCTACGCCGCGTCATTTAGCTTGCGAGGTATCTTTTATGGGAACGACGATCATTTCATGGACGCCCACAAACTGGGTGACCGTTTTTCTTATGGCCGCTGGTGGATTTCTGGTTGTCCGCACCGTGCTGGCAGCAATTGGAAAAGCCAAGAATAACGGGGGTTCCTGATGATTAATTGGGAACTTGTCAGCCATCCGATCAACTGGATCGTCGTGTTCCTGATGGTCTTTATCGGCGTGATGGTTCTGAACCTCTTGCTTTCGCCCTTCCATTCCATGACTGCGGCCCAGGCCGCGTAATTATAGGAGCATAATATAATGTCCCAGACCGGTCAGCCCACCGATGCACAAATCCGCGCGATCAATCTCGCCAATCGCAATGCGATTGTTCTTACCTCTCTGCGCCGCCAGCAGGAAATTTTCAGCCAGTCATTTGACCCGGCCAGCGGCGTGGTTCTGAATATTCAGCCGCGTTATGCCGGTCTCATTCTCGGTTTTTTCGTGACCGTCGAAGCGACCATGACGCTTGGCACGAACAATGGTCTTCTGACCGCGTGGGGTCCGGCCAATCTTATTCAGCAGGTAAAATTCGACGATCTGTCGAATAACACACGCATCCAGACAACCGGTTGGCACCTTAATGCTGTGAATAGCGCGAAAGCCAATTCACCCTATCTCGCGGTGCGATCCAATTCCTCTTACCCCGTATCGTATGGCAATACTTTTTCCAATCGTATCGCCTATGCACCAAGCACACTGACAACGGCGGGCGATACGGTGCGCATGACATTCTGGGTTCCGCTGGCATATTCCGAAATGGATTTGCGCGGCGCGATGTGGGCACAGGTTGTCAACGCAACCGCCAATCTGCAACTGACCATGGCAACCAGCGCACAGGCGTTTGTCGCCGCAACCGCCGACCCGACCATGGCCGTCTATCAGTACGACGGCACGGGCGCCACGGGTGCAATTTCCAATTACAAGGTGACGGTGCAGCAGGTTTATTACGACCAGTTGCCTGTGGACAACAAGGGCAATTACATTCTGCCTGTTGTCGATCTTTCGACGCTCTATCAGTTGCAGAATACGACCATGAGCGGGCTTGTTGCGAACAACGAATTTCCCATTCCGTATGCGAACTTTCGTTCGTTCCTGAGTACCACGGTTATCTACGACAATCAGACCGGTGGCGCCTATCCCACGGCAGGTTCGGATATTGGATACTGGACGTTGCAGACGGCCAACTTCACCAATATTTTCAAATACAATCCGTATTTTCCCGGCATCTATTCGCGGCTCGCAATCGGTGACGATTTTCCGAAAGGCGCATATTACTTCGACACGCGGTCAAAACCGATCAATACAATTCAGTTCGGCAATCAACAGTTGATTATTTCACCGTCAACTGTGAATACGAATGCCAATCTTAAAATCGGTTGGGAAATGTTTGCTGTGACGAATACGCTTGTCGGCGCGGCATCTCTGGCAGGTGGTGGCTAATACGGGTGATTTGCGGCGCCCGTATCGGCGCGGGCGCCTTTCCGTCCCTCACACGTTGAGAGGCGCCCGCGATTACCCGAAGGAATAGAGATATGAATACGGCGGATATAAGCAGCAAATTTCTCAATTGGTGGCGCCAACCGTTTCAGGCGGAAGGCACTGTAACCAACTGGTTTCTGTTTACTGGCCTTGTACTGGTTTTGATTTGGCTATGGTCTCGCATTCTGAAAGAAGCGGGTCATGTGATTGGAGCGTAATGCGATGGATATGAAATCCGTACTTTACATTTTCGTGGTTCTTCTGATTGGTTTCTGGATCGGTCAGGCAAAACCGAATTTGCTTGGCGGGTATCCGAAAAAACTTCTCGGCTGATATGAACCAGACAAGTCTTATTCTGTTTTATATCGTGGCCGCATGGATTGTCTACATCACGGCGCGCGGCGAACTGGACGATTACGTTTCTATTTTCATCGGATAGCGATATGCCTTATATTCTTCTGTTTTTCGGCATTATCCTGTTCGTGGCAGGTATTCGCGGCACGAATAACAAGCTGTGGACACTTGTCAAAGGCGATATATTCGGTTCTCAATCGTTCGTGATCTGGCTTGCGGCTATCGCGATTGTCGGCGGTGCAGGATACATTCCAAAACTGAAACCGCTTTCCGTAGCCTTCATGACCTTGCTTTTGATCGTGCTTTTGCTTTCAAACAAGGGCGTGATCGGCCAGTTGCAGCAGATGTTTTCGCAAGGGATCAAGGGCACCGTTTCTACCGCGCCGAATTTTCTGAAAGGATCGGAAGACACCGGATCGGGATTGCAACCGTTGAATGCACTACCATTGTTGGATTTGCGGCCCTCGTTGTTTGAACCGTCATGAGCAACGATATAGTCCGTATCATGGTTTTGATTGTCGTTGTGACAATCGTCGCGGTACTGGTTTCTAACAGGGCACAGACAGTTGCGGTGATAAAAGGTTTAAGCGATCTTACATCGTTCGTTTTTTCAAAGGCAGTCAGTCCAATTAATGCAGGAGTTCGCTATGAATAATATCTGGGATGGTGTCGTTTCCATCGCCGTTGCCATCGTCGGCGTTGCGCTTCTGGCGGTTCTGGTTTCACGTAACGCGCAGACGCCTGCGGTCATTTCATCCGCCGGTCAGGCATTTGCCAATGCACTCAATGCCGCAACCGGTCCAGTGACCGGTATCGGATTGGGCGGTTCGCTTGGCAATTCCACTTTCGGCCCCGGTTATTTCTGAGGATCGTCGATATGTCATGTCGCGATGCGTTCCAGCGATTTTGCGGTTCATTCTATAAGTGGATCAATACCACTGGTAATCAACCGACTGCTGGCGCTGAAACCATGGCGTTTGCGTCGCTCATGCTGCCAATTCAGGAATGGAAAGGGCCGGGAGAGATTGTGCGGCGACAATTGTATCTGACTGCCCCGCAGGTTTACGTGACGCAACAGGTTGTGCCAACCGGCATTGCGGGTATCGCGGCAGGACAGGTTGTATCCGCACCTTTGATGGATAATCCACAGAGTTAGAGCAATGTTCAAACGAACTGTGAACTGGTTCAAGAAACATCCCATGACGGCGCTGGCAATTGCTGGCGTGACAATTCTTGTCATTCTGCTTTTCTCGCGCGGTTCTTCCACATCATCCGGCACGAACGTAGTGCAAAGCGGCCCGTCCGACGCGCAGGTTCAAGCCAATGCCGCTTTGCGGGCGGCACAGATTTCAGCCGGTGTGCAGAATTACACCACGTCCGCACAATTGCAGGCGTCACAAAACCAGACGGCGGCACAGGTTGCGATTGCGCAATTGCAGGCACAGTCACAGCTTGCGACAACACAGGCACAGGAAAACGTATCGCTAGCCGGTATTGCTGCACAGCAATCTGTGCAGGTATCGGGATTGCAATCGCAAGTGCAACTGGCCGATATTGCAGCGTCCGTCAACAAGCAACAGATACAATCCAATGTCGCGATTGCACAGGCTCAATCACAAACCTATCAATCGATCACAAATGCGCAGGCCGAAGTACAGATGGCGTCCATCAATGCAGCAGCCGCCGTTCAACTGGCGCCCTATCAGGCGGCGTCCAATCTGTATTCGACCTTGGGCAGTTCCGGTTTGACAGCGATTATCAAACAGGCGACAACGGTTAAGGATGCGGTTGTCAATCTGCCTGGTATCAGTGCGATGCGCGCAACGAATTGGGCACCGTCTGGAGCAACACCAATTCCCGGCACGAATTGGGGCGGAATTATCGGCGGTGGATTGAGTGCCATTGCGGGGTTGCTATGATCAAGGACGAAAAACGGAATA